TTCAAAATCGGCGAGCTTCGGTTTCGGCGGGAGCTGGGGCTTGCCTTGCTCGGCGGGTTGCCCCGTGCCCAGCTTGGACCTCAGTTCCGCGTTTTCCTTGCGCAGCCGCTTCTGCTCATGGCGAAGATCTTTCACCCACGCAGGCGCTTCCTGCTTTTCCTCAGAGGCTGGGGGTTCCTCGTCGCCGATCTGGACTACGACCTCGTCTTCGTCGTCATCGCCGCCTTCGACTTCATCACCTTCGGTCTGGCTCTCGCCTTGTTCCTCGATGACTTCGCCGTCTTGCTGCTCGGACTCGTCTTGGCCTTCGGCCCTATCGGCTACACCCATTTCTGACCCTTCAATCTCAGCCGCGTTAACCGTCGGGCTGGGTACGTTGGAGCGGATTGTTCGGCGCGGAACTGCGACGAGCAAACAATGGAAAGGTGTTTGCCCTAGTGCGATCAGGCGCGCGCGTGAGCGCGATACGGCTGCTTGGGAGAAATGCGCAGAGCGACATTGATGCCGTTATGGTGCCAAGCCGGCATACGATTGGGCATGTGGTTCAATGCGCAATGGCCTGCTCGTTGGGCAGCATGCGGGGCAACAGAAAATGATCAACCCACATCTGGATTGGCAGAAGCCGCAGCGCTTGAAGTCGTACCCCTATGAGCCAGACCTCGAGTCAATCCCGAAGGCGGCCGGGGTCTACTTTTTCTACCGGCGATACGGTCAAGAAAAGTTTCAGGTCTTCTACGTCGGGAAGGCCAATAATCTCCGAAGCCGCATCAAGGGTCAGACCAATAACCTGAGGCTGATGAATGGAATACGCGGCGCGGCCAACGGCGGGCGGTATCTTGCATACGCGAAGGTTGACTTGAAGCCTGGTCAGAGAGCGGACTCCGCAATAAGGACGGCGGAACGACTTCTTATTCGCCATTTCGTAGATGAGGGCCATCAACTTCTAAACATCCAAGGCGTGAAGTTGCGAGTTCAGACCCTTACTAATGAGCGTCCCTTTGCGCTTAAGAAGGTAGTCCCTTCGACGACACAGGTTGAGGCTTAACCCTCGTATGCGGTCGCTTCTCAGGTAAGTCTTACGCGGCGACGGGCTCGCGCTCGGCCTCGAACGTCTGGAGCATCTGCGCCAGCGCGTCGAAGTTCAGCGTATCGATCTTGGCGAGCGTCTCCTGCACCTTGGCGAGCGACAGCTCGGTGTCCGCGCGAGCTTTCTCAGCCAACTCGGAGGATTTCTTCGCCTCGGCCAGGAGGAACAGCGTCTGCGCGTCGGGCTTCTCCTGCGCCTTGGCTGCTTCCATTTCCTTCTTTTCGTCGTCGGTGGGCTCGGTCACGCCCATACTGACCATCTTGCGGCGCCAATAGGCCTTGATGTCCTGCAATCCCTCGCCCTCGAGGTTCTGGATCGCAACGCCTGTGAGCACCGCCTTATCCTGCGGGTCCTCGACAAACTGCAGCATGCCGGTGATGGCGCGCACAGTGCCATCGCGGCGGGTGGTGAAGCTGGGGCCGACGTCGGCGATCACCTTGAACTTTCCGCCGGCGGGATCGTTCAGGTACTCGACCGACTTGTCGTCCTTTTCCTTGGGAACGCGCAGCTTCTCGATCTCGTCGGTGCCGTCCAGGTTGACAACGCGCATGGGCCGCTCGTCCTCGTCGTACAGGTCGCGCGCCATCGACAGCCAGATCTCGCCGCAGCGCTTCATGGACTTCTTGAAGTTGTCCATGTAGATGAAGTTCTGCATGTCCAGTCGGTTCTGGATCAACTCCACCGCCTTTGCGCTGATGTTCGACACGACCTCCTGCTGGTTCGCGCTCGCGCCGAGCACCTCCTGCAGGTCCATGCCGATCAACTGCAGCAGGCCCGCGAGTGCGGGGGGGACGGCCGGCGGCTTCGTGTAGCCGACCGGGCCCGCGGCGGCCTGCATGCCGGTCGGGTCCGTGATGGGGTTGATCAGCTGATACGGGTAGCGCTTGATGCCGTCCAGGGCCCACATTTCCTCGTGCCCAGCGATCTGCTCGGGCGTGAAGATCGGCTTCTCGATGGGCGAGTGCACCGCGATCTCGGCCAGCAGCGAGCACAGCATGTTGTACAGGCGCTGCAGGTCGGTGGCGAGCCGCACCTGGCCCATGATCCGCTCGATGTTGTCCACGAACAGCCGCTTGGCATAGAACGGCACGATGGGGATGTGCTTGCCGGCGATGACGCCCAGGTCTTCCAGCACGCGGTTCCCGTCGATCAGGTACTTGTGCACCTTGCGGGTCTTCACCTTCTTCGTGCGTGCGAGCTTGAAGCCTTGGGTGAGCAGGTCCGGCTCTTCCGCATCGATCCGCGTCTTGCCCTTGACCTTCACCTCCTCGCCGCTGGCCGGGTGAACGTAGAAATTCACCGGCTCCTTGACCTCTTCAACCTCGAAGTACTCGGCCACGTAGACGACTTCCGGCGCGAACCAGTCGTAGACGCCCATGCGCTGCGTCTTGTCAAAGCTGGTGGGCTTCTCGCCTTTCAGGCGGGACTTCCATTCCTTGATCGCGCCGGTCGGGTCTTCGCCGCTCATCTCGCCGTAGGCGTCCGGCTGCATGCCGCTGATGATGAAGCCGTAGCTCGCGTCGGCCTTGTCGTAGCGCTTGGCGTCGATGTCGAAGAAAACGGAGTTGTCCGCGTCGGGGATCGGGTCGATGCACACCCGGCGGCGATCGCTATCCTCGTCTTCCTCGTCCTCGTAGCGATTGATCAGGCGCCAGGCGCCCATGCCGCCGGCGACGCCCTCTTCGAAGGCCGTGTCGTACGCCTCCTGGGCGCCGGACTCCTGCTCGTCAGCGCGGTACAGGCCGTCAAGAAATTCCGCGGTCTCTTCGCTCGAGCCCTCGTCCTCCGGCCGGAAGTCCACGGTCACGCGGTTGTTCCGGTACTCGCTGAAGATGCGGATGACCGACTGGTGGACTTTGTTGATCTCGAAGCGCGGGCGGTTGGCAAACTGCTCGCCGATGTCGCCTTCGAACTGAGCGCCGTTGACGAAGACGAAGCGACGGTCCTGCACGCACAGCAGGCGCATGTCGCGCTGCGAGCTGTAGCAGCGGTCGAAGCGAGCGAGCGCCCGGTCGTGGACTGCCCGCAGTCGCTCCTCTTTCGTTTGCGCCATGGTTACCCCGAATGCCTTGGCAGGCAGATGGCGGGGAATCTATGGCTTCTTGTTCCAGTAACCAACGATCGGCATGGGGTTTGCCTTAGTCGCATGCTTCGCGCCGCCCAGCATGTCGGCGCCGCGCCCGAGCAGGCCCAGCGTGTCGACACCATCGTCGGGGTTGCCCGCCGGGAACACCAGGCACTGACGCTGCAGTTCCGGCACCCAAGCCGCGCGCGGCCAGAAGACGCGACCCATACCAGCCTTGGCGATGATCGGCTGGGCGCGGGTCGGCTTGTCGGACACGGAGGGGAGCCATTCAAGCCGACAGCTCACAAGCCGCTCGATCATCCGGCGCCGCAGCGTCTGCTCGGTCGCACGCCGGATCGGCCCGGCTTCGCCGAAATACGCCAGCGGACTCCAGCGCGCCATCATGTCGATCTTGCGCTCGATCCACTGCTCGGGCCCGACTTGGCCGCGCCACCAATCGAGCAGGTACAGGCCTCCGTCTTGGGCGATTCCCGCTACGCCGACCTCGGTCCAGTCGCCACCATCGGTCGTCACGGCATCGTCGGCAGCCATGATGATGCGCAGGTTTGCGGGCGCCGCCTCGTAGTTGGCCATGTCGTCCTTGCGGAACAGGATGCCGTCCGCAGGCGCCGGGAGCTGCTGGTACAGGCTGGACCAGGTGCGCCGGTTCATGCGGAACTGGTCCCAGTGCTTCTTGTCGAACCACTCCGGCCACAACATCTCGCCCATGGCGCGTTTGAGCGGATCGGTCGGCGTCTGGCATTCAGCCTGGAGGCACAGCACGCGCCACACGTTGCCATCGCGGCATTGGATGTCGCCCGATTCGCCGGACCAGTTCGCGGGCAGGATTCGGCCCGAGACGTCGTCCTCGTGCCAGCGGGTGTTGATGATGACCACCCAGCCGCCCGGGATCAGGCGGGTGAGCAGATCGTCCTCATAGGCGGCGAAGGTGCTGTTCCGGACCACCTCCGAATCAGCCTGCTCGCGTCCCTTGATCGGGTCATCGATGACGATGCCGTTCGCCCGGTTGCCCGTGACGCCGGCCATGATGCCGCAGGCGATGTATTCGCTGCCGTTGGTGAGGTTGAACTCGTTGGCTGCGCGCGCCTCCGGGTCGAGCCCGCACTGCAGGATGCCGTTCGCTTCGGGCGAGCGCAGGAGCTGCCGCGTGCGACGGCCGTGGCGCCGCGCGAGGTCGTCACCGTAGCTGGCCAGGATCACCCGCTTTCCGGGATGGGTGCCGAGGAACCAGGTGGGCGCGACAACGGTGGCATAGGTACTCTTCGCCGATCCCGGGGGCGCCATGATCATCAGTCGACCGTGCGGGGTCGTCATGCACCGCTGCATCTCCTCGAGGATCAGTCGATGGTGTGTGGCCTGGCTGCTTTCAATGAGCGGGATGGGCGCTGATTCGTCCACCTCAGACAGCGGCGAACCGGGAACGGGGACGCGGGCTGCGAATGTCGGGAGGTCGCGCCGGGCCGCTCGCCGCTCGAGCAGAACACCCGCCGCTTGCTCAGGCGTGAGCACGGGATGCGATGGCCTGCAGCTGTGCGTCGGTCATGGTGGCGGCTACCAGGATAGGACCGCCGTTCGGGCCGGAGTGCTCGACGCGCTCCTTGAACAGGCCATGATGACGGCCGAGCATCTCCAGCGCGCCCTCCTTCACTAGCTTGATCGTGAAGTTCCCGTTCCGGTCCCATGACCAGCCGACGATGGCGCGGCGCGCGTCCTCGGGCAGATTCGCCACGTCCTCGGGCGACTTCACGTCCTTGAACACTGCCGGGTCGAACATCGCGAGTCGCTGAATCTCTCGCAGTACATCGTCTGCCGTCGCCTGCAGTCGCTTGCCCTGGTCCTCTCGGGCCTTGGCGATTGCCGATGCTATGTTAGGGTCTGCTAACAAGCGGCAAGACTGAACGCGAGCCGAAGACTCCTTGGCCTTGAAGCCAGCGCGCAGGTACGCCTGCGTGGCGTTTAGGTCGATCAGATACTCCTGAACGAAGCGCTCCTGCTTCGGTGTAAGCGCCATCACGCCTCCGGGCTTGCGCCCTCTTCCGCCGCAATGCGCCGATCGACCACCGCGAGGGCGTCGTCATCCCCAAGCCGGACCACGCGACCATCGATGTCGGCGATCCGAAGCTGCTTCAGGTCCTTCTCGCCGTACTGGCCGGCGGCGAGCTTTTCGCGGATGTCGCTCAGCTTCTTGAACTTGGAGGATTCGACCATCACTTCCCCTTCATCGCGCGACTGAGCCCCACAATCCGGGTTACTTGAAGTGCGCCGAGGTGGAACAGGATGTCGATCGAACAGTAGATGGCGTAGCGGTGCATGGGTCTCTCCTTGAGGAGGCGGCCAGATTCTCAGGCGCGCCTTTCCACGCGTCCATTTACCGCAGGGTGTTTGCCCTTGTTGGGCGTTCTCCCTCGTCGGACCATGCTCGACGAATGAGCCACCGCTTTGGACAGCGCATCGCTGGCGAGCGCATGACCTCGCCTGCGCAAGGGATAGGAGGTTTCTCCCGAGATGGGCAGGAGGTTTATACCTTGCGCCAAAGATAGTCCTTCTTGGAGTATCTCGCTGGTGTACGTCGCATCAAATCAACCGGTCCCACGCCCAGCGAAGGCCGCAGGCACTGAGCCTGCCAATGCTGCACAGGCAAAGGCAACTGCCACTCCAATCGACGGCATGTCCAAGGAGCTTCCGAGCTTAGTAGGAATATCTCCCGCCACGACTCTCAAGGTAGAAGCCCTAGACGAGACCGCGCGTCATCATGACTATTGGGGTGGCGAATGGTGGCTGGTCTATGCGACGCTCGGATTGGTTGTCGTTACTCTTGGCTTGGCCATATACACGGCGAAGCTCTATCGGGCTACGGTCTCTCTCGGTCGCGATGCCAAGGAAGCCGCCGCGCATCAACGCGGAGAGATGGAACGCTCCCTCGCCATCGCTGGCAAATCAGCCGACGTAGCGGAGAGGTCTTTGACCGAACTTGAGCGCGCCTATGTCTTTGTTGACCTTGATGAACTCGCCTTGAAGGGCCTGATAACCA